TGCGGTAATGCCTGTGCCACGGTCACTCACTAATAAGTGCGCTAGGCCTGTGTCTAAAATGGCGTGCACTATGTCTTGGGCTATCACTTCGCGGTCGGTTAAATAAGTGGGTGTTAAGCCTGCATCTAGTACCACGTCGCCGCTTTGAATGTGTAAGTCTATAAACTGGCTCATGCGTGCATCTCCAAGTAAGCGGGAATGTTCACGTTTTCGCCTTTGGCTGGGTACACGTTTACGGTGCCAACGTTGGTTGATTTTTGTTGGTTTGCGGTTGATAGGCTTTGGGTAATGCCGCCTTTATCAACGCGAGTTTGAACAGGTGCAATGGCGGCAATGCTTGGGATAGCGGCACTTGATATGTTCGCGTCAATATCAACACCTGGGATCATGTTTAGCTTGTCGATAATCCAATTCATTGTGTCGTTAAAAATCGCTTTAACGCCTGCCCACACTGTGGCAAAAATACCGGTGATGGCTTTAAGCCAGCCCCAGTCAGACATTGCCGCTTTTAAATCGTCCCAGTAGTAAATTAAGGCGCCAACTGCTATCACTGCTGCAGCAATACCCGCGACAATTAAACCGATTGGGTTGGCATACATGGCAATGTTTACGGCTAACATCACGCCACGCAATGACGCCAAGCCCGATGTGAGCATGGCATTAATGCCTGCCCACGCCATGGCGGCTGCGCCCCATGTGGTCATGATCATTTGGCCTGCACCCATTACAACGGTAAACAAACCGCCTGCAGCAACTAAACCTAATAGGCCTATTGCTGCATAGCCCATGTATTTTGTGAGTTCTGGGTATAGCTGAGTAAATGCAATCACATCACGGCCCATGTCGGCAATCCAACCCACAAAGCTATTAAAGGCTGGCAATATTGCGCTGCCCAATGCAGCGCGGATCACGTACCAACTTTGGGCAAGGCGTTCGCTTTGGTCGGTCATGGCTGCGGCCATTATCTCGGCTTGCTCCATGCCTTTAACTTTGCCCAAACTTTCAATCGAACCGTTTAAGCCGTTAATGTCATTTAGCAATAACTTGACCATGGACACGGCTTCTTGCGAACCGAACGCGGTGGCTAACGCATCGCCCTCGGCTACGTCGATCACATCACCGTATTTGCCTTTTATCTTATTCAGAATGTCGATAATGGGTAACATGGTGCCGTTGGCATCGGTAAATTGCAGGTTCAGTGCTTTTTGTGCTTTACCCACGCCAGCCAAAAACGATTTGTATTTGGTGGCCGACTCGCTGCCCTGCATGGTAGCTTGCAGTGTTCCCATGATTGCCATTTGTTCTTCAAGTGGCGCAAGCCCAGCCGATGCGCCTAATGCGCCAAAGGCATCAGCCATTTTTTTACCGTCGGTTTTAAATGCCTGTACTGCTGTTGCTGTCATGCCTGTTAATCGTTCTACCCACGCACCTTCGCCCATTTTCATAGCGTCATTTTTAAAGATGCCGTACATGGTGCCCATATAGCTTGTTACTGTTGCCGCATCGGCTTTGGTAGCTGCAGCAAGCACGTTACTTGATAAGGTAAAGCGTGATAAATCTGCATCATTCAGCCCGGCAATGGCCGATTGAATGTCGTAGCTAGACTTAACAAACTCGGTGGCAGACTTACCGTATTTAAGCGCGTACTCGTATGACGTATCAGTGAGCATTTTTAATGCTGACTCACGCACACCCAATGATTTAACCTCGCCAAGTGCACGGTCCATTTCAATGGCTGGCATTAGGGCGTTTTGCAGTGCATACCCACTGGCCGCTATGCCGCCAATACCTGACGCCATTTTCATGGTTCCGGCTTGGTAGTTAGACGCAAGACCATTAAATTGCTGGCTGATTTTGGCAATCGGCCTAGTAATTTGGTCTATTAGTCCAACGGTAAACATTAACGGTGCGGGTAAGCTCATGCTATTCCTACTTTTTTATGAGCCGCTGACGGCTCTACCTTCTCTACTTACCACCAAACGCCTTACATACGGCGTTGGTGACAATGGCTTCTAAATCTTCGCGCTGTCTGGTGAGTAACCAAGCTGCACGGGCAATACTTATTTCGCTGTCGTCTTCATGGGGCAATAAATAACGACGCATTGTGAGTAGTTGCTCAAGCTGGTTGTTGCCTATGGCGTCAACCAGCGCATTTATTTTTTTACGCTAATGGCAATCGACGGTGCGAACTCCTGTGTTAGCAAGCCTGCAATTTGCAACGCTGCACCAGGTGATGTGTCTAAAATGCCGCGCAGTTCTTCTTTGTGTTCTGCATCAACGGTGCGCATCACTAGGTTGTAAGCGGGTGCCACTTTGTTGTCTGGCATAATTTCGTTTAAATAGCCGTTGTAGTCGTCAGTTGTCATGGTGAAACCAATGGTTACTGCGGCAATAACTAATGTGATTTGCTTTTTCATTCTGTGTCCTTGTGTTTGTTAGTGAGTAATTGTTTTAGGTTGTCGAATCCGGCTTGCATCTGGCGTTCCATTCGGTCGCCCAAATCTTTCACGTCATTTTTTGTGGCGTAGTTTTCGGCCACATGGGTTTTATGGTTGCTCAGTTCAGTGCTGGTCTTGTGGGCAACACTGTTTAAATAGGCAATTAACGGCACAGCAATGGTGAGTAGCACGCCCACAATGCCAATAATCACCACAAGCCAACTGGTTAAATGCTCCATTAGTTACCGTCCTTGTTAGTCGCAACCGGCTGAGGGTTGTTTTGCTTAATTAGGCTCATTAACTTGTCTTTGTCGCTCGACTCTTTAGTTGAGCTCACCCAGTACGTCACCGCGCCTGCAACCAAGGTGAATAAGTTGCCAACGAGATACACAATCAAATCTCGATTGCCTTCAATCACTGGGCCGTAAAACAATGCCCACAACACGGCGGCAAATAACCCGAGCAATAACAGCGTTAACGCGGCTGGCATCCAGTGGTCTTTGTGTTCAGCTCTGGCGTTTTGACGATCAGCTAAATCGGCTTTGTATTCATCTAGTGCAATGCGTTGTAATTCAATGTTGCCCTGGCGGATTTGCTCACGTTCTTGTGCTGCCCACTCTTGCAGTTTTAATGCGGCGCTTGGGTCTTTACGCAATGCGGCCTCTACTGCGTCGGGTGTGTTGTCTGTGCCTAATGCACCCGCTATTTGGCTGCCAATGCTTACCGCCAAGCCCACTGGGCCACCCAGTAATGGGGCAACAGCTCCGGCGATGGTGCCAACGGTTCCGCTAATTGATTTCCAGTCCATATGCAGTCCTATAAGTTCACAATGCGAGTTAACCAGCCAAAGCTGTATTTTTCTTGGCGCTCGTCGTTGGCGGCAATGTCTACGCAAAACGCAATGCGCTTACCGCGAACGGCCTCAACTAACACCAACAGACCAAGCAGTTTTCGGTGTGCAACATATTGCTGTAATGCCAATAACGTGCGGCTACCCAATGCACCATCAATCACTAAATCGGGGTAAAGTGTTTGCTGGTTATTTAAAACGTTTAATAGGGTTTGCAACTGTTTGGCGGCAGTGGCCGTACCTGAGTTAACCCCAAAGTCAAATAACTGCTCGGTTAAGTCTTCACTGATTATGCTAATGTCATCGAGCTTTAACGGTGCCCAGTAACGGTCTTGGTAAATCTTGAACGCTAACTCGTACGGCAAGTGGCGCATGTCACCTGTGTAGCCATAGTCACGGGCCACGTTAACGGTGATGCCATAGTTAGTTTCACCGCCGCGATCAGTTGGGTCGTTTACATACCCTCCTTCACGTTCAATTAGGTTTTCAATTAGGCGGTTTTTTAACTGGCTCATCGTTTGCTCTCGCTTAATGTTTGACACTCAACACACATTTGCACACCGGGTAACAGCTGGCGGCGCTTTTGCGGTATTGCGGAATCGCATTCAATACACTGTGTTGCGCTTGGCCGACTCGGCTTGGTTGTTGTTCGTTGAGTTAAGAACACTTTTTCTAGGCGTTCTTGCTCAATGCCTGCTCTGTCGGCGTCATCCATTACTTGGCCTACTGTGCAATGTTTTCAATTTCGTCAGGGCGCAAGTAAGGCACCCCGTCGATATGCACAAAATCTGGGTCGGTTACATCAAACGGAATTTTAAATAACGATGCTTGACCGCCTTTTTTGTCGATGTCCAAAATGTCGCTAAGCTTGATGCGACAACCAAAGGCTTCGACTTTCATTTCGTCTTTGCTCGTTTTGGCGTAAAACATGATGTCGAACGTTTGTAAGCCGCGCCACGAACCAGCCGACTTGGCCGCATTTGAGATCAACTTAAAATTGCTGGCGTTAATGCTCAGTTCACCACTTGCTGACACGTCACCGTCTACATAACCGTCGGGTACACCGCTGGTCTGGCTTACGCCGCTGTTGTCGGTAATGGTTAATGTTGCGGTGTCCACTTGCAGCATGATGTCGCCTAAGTTGACGTTAAAATTCATTCCAGATAAACGCATGTTGGTATCTCCTAGGCGTTAAATACTGCTTAAATCAAGCATGATGTTGACTGTGATTGATTTAGGGCTGTTGTACGGGCGAACAACCATGTAAATAACCACACTTTTGTTGGTTGGCCACACAATTTCAATGTCGCCATCAATGGGCGGCGTAATATCACCTGGGAACAAGTTGCCTAAAATTGTGGTGCTTTTGCTCATCGCGCGCAGCGGCTTCATAAAATAGGCTTTATTTAGTTCAATGCTGTTGGGTGTTGAGTTAAGTGCGCGGTTACCAATGCGGCGAATGGCTAAAATACGCACTTCACGGCTGGCTTTATGCACTACACGAATGTTTTCAATGTATTGATAATCACCGCCTGCTGCATCGAGTGTTGAACCGTCACCCCAATAAGTGCCTTCAAAATCTGGGTACCACTGCGGCACGCTAAAACGGGCGGTGGCTAAGGTGTTTAAGGTGGCTAGTGATAATGGGCTATCTGCACTGTCTACTGGTGCGGCGCCTAAGCCCATTACGCTACCTGTTGCAACGCGCATTGGGCTGTCTGCAATACTCACTGAATAGCTACATAAGCGGCCTGCCAACACGCCTACGTTATTACCGTGCAATTGCGGTAAAGGGATAATCAAGTGATTAGCCAGCCCTGCCACCAATGCAACTTGGGCGGCTTCATACGCTGCCCATGTTTGTGTTGCGGCATCGATACCTGGCACAGCAATAAGGCCAGACACAAAACGACCGTGCGATGCTTGTAAGCTAAATAGGTAGTCATGTTTTGCGCTAATGCTTGCGGCAGTTGTGCTGACATCACAGAACACGACGCTTTCAAAGCTTTGCACTTCGTTAGCGCGATCAATCGCTTCAAATACGTCTTCACCGTTGGCCAGTGGGTAAACGGCTGCAGTCCAGTTTTGCCCCGCGTTAAGTTGGGCGGCTATGACTTGATCACGCAGGTTACTGTCGGCTAATGCGTCTTCAAGATCGGTTTGGGCATTCACGCTAAATAGTTGGCTTTCTTCACCTACTGCACCCGCGCGGCCAATAAACAGAAAGTGTCGTTCAATCGCAGCAATATCACCTTGCCCTAGATTGAGGTTGTTAACTTGTACTTTACCTAGTGCCATGGTTAGCCTCTTTTGCTGTTGATATGGTCAATGATTTTTACTAATTCACGTTGTACGTTTGGTGTTGTGTCACCCAAGAACGGACGAGCTTTAACTGGTATTGGCCAGCGGGTTTTGCTTGGCTTGTCGCGCATTGCACGCAAAATCACGCCAGCTTGGCCTTGGCTTAATGTGGCTACAATTTCGCTAATAGTGGCGCGGCGGTAACCGGTGCCTTTTGATTTACGAACTTTGTAACCTTCTGCTGATAGTGCTTTTGCCTGGCTGCGACTGCATGGTGCG